TAAGCCCCGTCTCACTTCTACCCACAGCGCTTGCGCTGCAAAGGTATCGAACACCACAAAGTGATTGAAATCCGGCAACGGTAGCACCTTGTAGCGGTAGCTCGATGCAAACAGCTCTGTTGGCACGCTGCCACTCTCGGTTTCAAAAAACACTGTAAGCGTATCTTTGTAAATGTGATGACCTGTCGCCCATAGACCACGATAAGGAATGTCCAAATTGTCTACGAGGCGATAACGCTCATCACCAACAGTGACAAAACCATCTTGGACACAAAGCCGACCAATACAAAAACCAAAAGACGCAGGAGCAACCGCCTTGCTCCCGACAGCATTCCCAGCAGTAGCCTTTGACTGAGGCTCGGATTGCTCTGACTCGATAGGTGCATCATTTCCCCCTGTAAAAATTGGATTGTCGTGTAAGCCGTAAAACGAATAAGAGAACATCAAAAAAACCATGCCGAACAAGAAAAGGATCTTTCTGTCTTTCCACAGCGCCGTTCCGGCCATCGTGTCGCGTGCTTTGCCCGTGGTGGTGCTTGCGTACATCTTAAAAATCGGACTTGGAATTTTTTTGACTTGGCGTGTCAGCGCGTGCGAGTCCATCTGTCCAGAGTTGGCTGCATCGTGGGTGGTCAGGGTAAACTTTGCCCCTAGCCCCACCGTGGCGCGGTTAAAGTGGCGATACCCTATCTCCGCCGCCTCTCTTATCATGTTGTGCACTTTGGCAATGTTAGGCGTGGTTAGGCAGATATCCCAACCGTGGTGACGATGCATGTCAAAAGCCACTTCAAAGCTTTCCGGCCTATCCTCTGCGACCAAATCCGGCGGCGTGTCGAGCGCCTTTAAATTGGTGGCCGTCAGTCTCGGCGGCCAGATGCGACCACATTCGTCGATAAAGAGAAACGCGTCCTTTCTCGCCCAGTGCCAAAAACGCGCCATCGTTAAGCGACCGTCTGGATGGTCTGTATCAATAAACTCGATACTGATGTCCGAGACGTCCATTTTTAAGTACTTAGCCATGCGTTCAAGGTTTAAGCCTCGCACATTCGTGATGATGTGACGGCCTGACTTAATCGCCGGCAGCAGACGAAGCCATAATGCCCCTGACGTTTTATAAGAGCCTGGCGCGCCGTGATGAATAAAGATACTCATAGGTTTAACGCTCGCAGGGCGAAACGGGTCATCAAAGCCTGAAGAACGATAGCCAGCACTTGGTCTAACCCTAAAAAGAACAGAAAGCCGCTGTATTGAGGAGGCAGCATATCGATAGCCTGTTGGATAAGCGGATAGATGGCAAACATATCAATCACTTTCTGGGACATCTCCCAGAAGAATTGGATGACAAAAATCTTGCTCTCAATCCACATAATACCGAGCTTGATCACAAGCCACGTAAAGCCATCAATTAGCCAGTCATAAAGGGTGTCCATCATAAGCATCACCTAAACAAAATGAGCATGGCGGCCAGAATGTACGCCACCGCGAGCACTATCATGCGGATGATGTGCAGGTTTTCAGAAAAGAGGGAGAAGTCAAAACAGAGGTTGTAACCAAACGCCTCGACATAGGAGCAAAACGAAGGCACCGCCGCCGAGCCTTTGAACTGATGCAAAGCCGACTGGGTGATTTTCTCGTTGATCATCTGCTTTAAATTCTGCTGAGCCGTTTCTAACTCAGTCTCGGCCTCTCGTATCGGAAACTGACAGCGTTCAGGGTTACTGCAGCGCCCTGATAGCGCCGTGTTCATGGTGTCGAGTTGCTGTGAAATCGTCTCTAAGGTATTGAGCTTTTTAGAGATGGTATTAAGCGCCCCTGTATAATTGGGGCTGCTATCGGGTGGCGTGGGATTGGGTTGGTCTGGGTTAGGCGGAACGACAGTACCACCAAGTGAATCTTTAAGTTCATCAATCGCCCGAAGGACATTAAGCTCGCTATCAAGCACATCGTATGAAACAGCCGCAACACGAGAGTAAAGCTCATCCTTGGCTTTTCTGACCTCCCGCTGCGTATCCCAAACATCAATGCGGATTTCCTCAAGATAGTTCATTTGCCCATTCAATCGATTGTTGACTGAGGTGACACTCTCAAGAACACGGTCAGCGTGAAACTTCGTATTGAGCTGAACCATATCTTGAGAGTGGGACACCTGACCACTGACATGATTGAGAGTCGAAGCCATCTCTGATTGGTTTTTATAGACCTGATTGAACGCAGACTTAAACGAGCTGCTCAGCCCATCAACAGGGGAATCACTGGGCGGTGTAGGTGGTAAGGGAACGCACTCTTCCCCCTCAGGGCAATAAGGATAAATGCAGCGCTCTGCAGACGCTCCGGACAAGTCGCACATCGGCCAGTTCGGGGATACCCCTTGTGAAAAACGGGGTTTGTAGAGCCCCTTGCAATAGTCCCCATTTTCATTTGAGAGACAAGACCAAACAAAACCATAGTCATCTTTTTCAATATCAAGCATGCAGCCATCAAATAACACCGATTGCACAATGGGAGAGCCAAAACCGAAAAGTAACTGGTGTGACGTAGTAGTATTAGGATCACAATTGATGGCGGAAGCCGTTACCGATGGAGAAAGAAAGAGCAATGTCAAAAACAGTAGAAAATAGCGCATAAAAAAGGGCGAACGCTCGCCCTCCTCCCTTAAACCAAATATAAGCCCGACACAAAGCCGATAATGATGACCGCTGAGCCAAAGAGACCCAGCCACAACTCAAGCACTATTTAGCCTTACGAATTAAGCCAATCACAGTAACAATCAGAACAATTGCTCCAACCACGCCCATGATGAGCGGCCCAAGCGCAATCACCGTATCTTTACTGGTGCCCAGTGTTTTGGTGACTTCCGTGACCAAACCCGCATCAGCAGCCGCGAGTGCTTGGTTAGCAAATGCGGAAAACAGCAAGAAAACCCCGAGTGAAAGCGTGCTTTTAAAGGTATTAAGTTTGTTTTTCAGTGAGCTAAACATGTAGCTTCTCCTTTACCGTGGATAAAATGAGACTGGCAACCGCGCCAATCCCAAAGGATGTAAAGAACAGAACGAGAACGGCCTTGACCACCGCGAAATAGAGCGCCTCGTTCCAGACGTAATGGGTTAAGTCCATCAAGATTT